CCAATGCAGCGGGTAACGTCGAAATTGGTGGACTGATGTTGTGCAAACAACCGGCTGAAAACGTGGAAGCACGTAATTCCTACTATGCCACGCAAGCGGAAAAGCAGGAACAGTCAGTTGACAACACATTGATGCGCCAGAGCGATGCCCGTATGCCGCTGTTCAATGAACGGAAGTCTACGACGACCTTTGGTACAGGTAACAAATAGCCTTTATTAACTAGGAGCTAACATGGCTTATCCGACTGTAAATGCCCCCTACGGGCTAAAACCGATCAATTTGATCGGCGGTCAGGTGTTTGCGGGCCAAACCCGTGAACTCCCGATTGCAAGCAATTACGCCACTGCTATCTATAACGGCGACATCGTTCGTCTGGATGGTGGCACTATTGTTAAAGAAACGGGTACTACCACTGTTACGTCGCAAGGCGTAGTTGGTGTGTTCCTTGGCTGCACATATACTAATCCGTCTACGGGTCAGATTTTGTTTGCCAACTCGTACCCCGGCGGCGTTGTTGCTTCGGACATTCTGGCTTACGTAGCAGATGATCCTGATCAACTGTTTAAAGTTGCTGTGACTGGCGGTGCTACTTCGACCACGATCACCCCGATTTCGGGCGCGATTCTGGGCGACAACCTCGCTATCTCTCAGCCTTCGACAAACACCACTATTTCGGGCAACTCGAATATTGGTGCTTATGATTCGGGCAACAATACTACGCAGTCGCTTCCGTTCCGTGTTGTGGGTCTGGTTCCTGAGACTACCAACTCTAGCGGCAACTACAGCGAAGTAATTGTTAAGTGGAATGCTCCATACCCAACCATCACTATCGACTTCACGGCTGAAACCGCGTCGGTAACTCTGGCTGGCGGACATTCGTATCTCAACCCGAACGGTCCTGACAACGTATAAGGGAGCTAAATAATGGCTATTTCACGCGCACAACTACTGAAAGAGCTGCTCCCCGGCTTGAACGCATTGTTCGGTCTGGAGTACGCTCGTTACGGCGAAGAACACAAGGAAATCTACGAAACCGAGACTTCCGAGCGTTCATTCGAAGAGGAAACCAAACTGTCTGGCTTCTCTGCCGCACCGGTTAAGAACGAAGGTTCTGCAATCGCGTACGACAACGGTCAGGAAGCTTGGACTGCTCGATACAACCACGAGACCATCGCTCAAGGTTTCTCGATCACTGAAGAAGCGATTGAAGATAACCTGTATGACAGCCTGTCGGCTCGTTATACCAAGGCGCTGGCTCGTTCAATGGCCTACACCAAACAGGTGAAAGCTGCGGCTGTCTTGAACAACGGCTTTAATTCGTCCTACGCTGGTGGCGACGGTCAAGCGCTGTTCTCGTCTACCCACCCGTTGGTTGGCGGCGGCACTAACTCGAACATCCCTTCGACACCTGCCGACTTGAACGAAACCTCGTTGGAAAACGCTGTGATTCAAATCGCTGCGTGGACTGACGAACGTGGTCTGCTGATTGCTGCACGCCCACGTAAGCTGGTTATCCCACCGTCACTGCAGTTCGTTGCTACTCGTCTGTTGGAAACCAATCTCCGTGTTGGTACCAATGACAACGACATCAACGCTCTGAAGAACAACGGTTCGATCCCAGAGGGCTACGCCATCAACCACTGGCTGACCGACACGAACGCATGGTTCCTGACCACTGACGTTCCAAACGGCATGAAGCACTTTGTGCGTATTGCGTTGTCGCAGTCAATGGACGGTGACTTTGATACCGGCAACGTGCGTTACAAAGCACGTGAGCGTTACAGCTTCGGCTTTAGCGATCCGCTCGGTATGTACGGCTCGCAAGGCGCGTAATAAAAAGGGGGGCTTTACGCCCCCCTTTTTGTAGTATATAAAGGCAGTAAATCCGGGATTTATCCGGTACGTCAAACAGGCTCCCGGCCTGACTTCATGCAGATTGACGTGCCTAACCGCATGAGGAAAAACATGGCTCTTTCTACCACCCAAAGTATTTGGCGTTCGGGCGGCGGCGACACAACTCGCACCGCATACTGTGGCTCCGGCCTGATGGCTGCTCAGTTCTACATCGACCCCTCCGCCGCTGACACCACTACCGTTAAAGTCTCTTCTGCTGCGGGTGCGCCAGCTGTGGTACTCCCCGCTGGTGCAGTTATCGTCGAAATCCAAGCTAATGCTGCTGGTACCGGCGGTACTACCCCTACATTTGACATGGGCTGGATCGGCTACACCGACCCTACCGCTGTTGATGCGAACGGCCTATTGAGCGCCGCTGACGCTGACGCAGGTAAGCAAGTATTTAACTTTGCTTCCGCTACAGCTGGTGACGATCTTGGTGTTGCTATGTCAACAACTCAGATGGTTACGCTTACAGGTGGCGCTACTACTGGCGATGCGGCGACTGGCGGCGCGGTCACTGGCACAATCCTGTACTTCGTCACAGACCCACTGCTCGGTCAGCAGAACGTCTAATTGAGGAGCCTGTTATGGCGATGCAATACGACGTAAAGTCATACCACGCGACAAGCTCTTCGCTTGCGTACGCGGATCGTACCCGGCTGAAGGGCGTAGTTATTTCGCCCTCGACTTCGACGACGTTTAACTCATGCGTGGTTGATACTCAGGGTGCATTGTCGGGTACGTACGATATTCCGGGGTCAACGACTTGTACCGTTACCATCGCTAATCATGGGCTGTCGAACGGCGACACGGTTGGTTTTAACTTTACCAGCGGTACGGCAGTAGACGATTCGTATACGGTATCAAACGTAACAACGAATACGTTTACTATAACCACGGCGAGTTTGACCACCAGCGGCAATGTGACGATGTACCCGAAGGTGCTTGTTGAGTTGGATTGCTCTTCAGGTACGGCGTTCTACACGCTGATTCCGGGCGAAGGCATTCTTGCGCAGGGCGGTCTGTTTTGCTTGTTGCCGTCTACCACGATAACGATGACTATTTTCTACGGGTAGCGCCATGATGCAAACAGACGTTAAGTCCGCCCGTGCAGCAAGTACAGGACTGCTTGTGACGCAGGCCCCTGTACGCTTGAAGTCGATTACGGTGACAAGTGCGACGGTGTCTGCAAGAAATACGTGTGTATGCGACCCAACGCAGCAAAAGTCTGGGACGTACAGCCGTACAAGTCCAAGTGCCACCATCACAGTCACGATAGTGAACCACGGCCTTGAGACTGGGGATCGGGTGTTTCTGGACTTCACGTCAGGGACAGCACGGGATGGCGCGTATACGATCACAAAGACGGGTGCAGATACGTTTACTTGTGCGGATGCGCCGACTACGACCACAAGCGGTAACGTCACGATGTATAGCAGTATTGCTTTAGAGATCGATACCTTTAACACGATTGGCCTACCTGTACTGATCCCCGGCGAAGGCATCTACTGCCCTAACGGTATCTTTGTGGGTTGTGGCGCATCGGTAACTGCGACGGTGTTCTATGGCTAAGACTCCAGCATGGCAGCGCAAGGAAGGTAAGTCCGAGAAGGGCGGCTTGAACGCCAAGGGACGTGCCTCTTATAACGCAGCTAATCCGGGTAAGCCCGGCCTGAAAGCCCCTCAGCCGGAAGGCGGGGCTAGGAAGAAGTCATTCTGTGCCCGAATGTCGGGGATGAAAAAGAAGCTGACTTCAGCCAAGACCGCGAACGACCCGAATAGCCGAATCAATAAATCTTTGAGGGCTTGGAAATGTTAAAAGAACATATTGAACCAGACCTAATGGACAACATCTCCATCCTTGCGGGGTTGGGCGTTATTCTTGGATGGTTACCAAACGTGCTTTCTATTGTCACTATTGTGTGGTTCAGCATTCGTATCTGGGAATCCGATACGGTTCGCGGTTTGACCAACCGGAAAAAACCAGATGCCAACAGTCAGTAAGAAGCAGGAAAGGTTTATGCAGGCGGTTGCTCATAATAAGAGCTTCGCCAAGAAGGTAGGAGTGCCCCAATCCGTGGGGCAAGAGTTCACTAAATCAGGAGGCGGTATGAAGAAGATGAATCCCGGCATGATGGCAATGATGAAGAAAAAAGCAGGCGTTAAGAAGATGGCTGCTGGCGGTGTAGCTGCGTCTAAGATGGGCGCGGTAAAAACGGCTGCTCCTAGCCGCGACGGTATCGCTGTCAAGGGCAAGACCCGTGGCAAGCAGATCGTCATGGCCGGTGGCAAGGGCATGAAAAAAGGCGGGTACTGCTAATGATGGCCTCACGCGGGATGGGTGCAATTAACCCGTCAAAGATGCCCGGCGCTAAGAAGAAAAAGCGTCGGGATGACACCGACTTCACGCAGTACAAAGAAGGCGGTAAGACGAAGTCTCGCGTGAACGAAGCAGGTAACTACACCAAGCCGGGTATGCGCAAGTCGCTGTTTGAGAGCATCAAAGGTCAAGCAGTGCAGGGCACGGCGGCAGGTCAGTGGTCAGCAAGAAAGAGTCAGTTGCTGGCGAAGAAGTACAAAGCAAAGGGCGGAGGCTATCGTGGGTGATCTACGAAAACTGGTCAAAGAAGTAGACGCACAACGTGCCAAGGGCGAAGTCAAGGACGTTAGTCCAGAAGAGTTTGACAAGATTGAAAGTCAGGCGGGCTTGAAAGACCTCGATGCCAAGTTCAAGAAAGACAAAAGCGAACCACGTCCACCCGCGAGAGAGCGCATGAACAAGGCGCTGTCTGAGCTTGATGGTATGAAGAAAGGCGGCAAAGTGTCGTCAGCATCAGCCCGTGCCGATGGCTGCGCCGTGCGCGGTAAAACCCGTGGAAGGATGGTGTGAGATGGCGACTAAATTTCCTGACCTAACCGGTGACGGCAAAGTGACGCAAGCCGACGTGCTCAAAGGCCGTGGCGTTGATGGCATGAAGAAGGGCGGCTCCACAAACAAGTGGATACAGTCAGCCATCAAGAAACCCGGCGCGTTGCGCAAGTCGTTGGGCGTTAAGGGCGACAAACCCATCCCAGCAGGCAAACTGGCAAAAGCCGCAAAAGCACCGGGCAAGCTAGGCCAACGTGCGCGTCTAGCACAGACGCTAAAGAAGATGAAATGAAAGCCCCGCAGCAAAGCCTGAAGTCGTGGACGGAGCAGAAATGGCGCACAAAGAGTGGCAAGCCATCCTCGAAGACTGGCGAAAGGTACCTGCCAGAAGGCGCTATCAAAGCTCTAAGCCCAGCCGAGTACGCAGCGACGACGAAGGCGAAGAGGGCGGGGAAGAAGAGTGGCAAGCAGTTCGTCGCGCAACCAAAACGCATAGCCCAGAAGACCGCGAGGTTTAGATAATGACAACATCAGGCACCGCCAGTTTTAATCTGGACCTGAACGACATCGTTGAGGAAGCGTTCGAACGCGCTGGCGGTGAACTACGCACGGGCTACAACCTGCGGACTGCGCGACGTTCTTTGAACCTGCTGTTTGCTGACTGGGCAAACCGTGGGGTCAACATGTGGACGTTTGAGCAAAACGCCATCACCCTTGTACAAGGACAGCCCACCTATGCACTTCCTGACGATACTGTTGATCTGCTCGATCATGTTATTCGTACTAATGCCAACCAGCCTAGTAACCAAGCCGACCTCACGATCACCCGAATAAGCGTATCCACCTACGCCACGATTCCGAACAAGCTGATCCAAGGCCGTCCGATTCAAATCTGGGTACAGCGTCTAACAGGCGGCGACAGTTTGCTGGCAGGCACCGTCCAGAGCACCATTAATGCTGCTGCAACATCGATCCCGATTACGTCTCTAGCAGGCGTACCGTTTGCTGGCTTTGTTCGTATCGGCACGGAACTGATTGGCTACAACCAGACGCAGCCTGCTGAGAATGGCAACCCCGCCTATCTATTGAACTGCGTACGCGGACAGGACGGCACCACGGCAGCAAGCCACTCGACTAGCGCAGTAATTACGTTAGTACAAAAGCAATCAGTCACCGTCTGGCCGACCCCGGATTCTGCAACGACCTACCAGTTGGTCTACTGGCGCATGCGCCGTATTCAGGATGCAGGCAGCGGCGGTACTAAGACGATGGATGTGCCGTTCAGGTTTGTGCCCTGTCTGGTGGCGGGGTTGTCGTACTACATCGCGCTGAAGATACCCGAGGGGTTCCAGCGGTTGGACATTTTGAAAGCCCAGTATGACGAGGCGTGGACCCTCGCGGCGGGTGAGGATCAAGATAGAGCGGCGGTGCGGTTTGTGCCGCGTCAGTACTTTATTGCCAGCGGTGCGTAATGGGAAACAGGTTTGCCTCTGGTAAATGGGCAATTGCAGAGTGTGACCGTTGTGGACAGCGGTACAAGCTGAAGGAGCTGAAGAAGCAGGTCGTAAAGACCAAGACGTACAACCTGCTGGTGTGTCCAACGTGTTGGGACCCGGATCACCCACAGCTACAATTGGGCATGTATCCGGTGGACGATCCGCAGGCGTTGCGTGACCCGCGTAAGGATTTGAGCTACTACCAGTCGGGGGCGACAGGTTTGCAGTTGACGAACACCCCCAACACGACAGTAGACTCAGACGGGGTACCGTCAGAAGGTAGTCGAGTTATTCAGTGGGGCTGGGCACCGGTAGGGGGCTCAAGATCGGATGACGCAGGGTTGACGCCAAATGCTTTGACTTCTGCTGGCATAGTAGGCAATGTAACAATCTCGTAGGAGTAGATATGGACAGCATGAAGAAAGTAGCCAAGGCCGAGGTCAAGGCGCATGAGAAGCGTATGCACGGTGCCAAGAAAATGGCAAAGGGCGGCGTGACCAATGAGATGCTGAAGAGCATGGGTCGCAACATGGCGCGGGTGAAAAACCAAGGGGGCAAATAATGGAAAAGATCAAACCATCACCGCACAAGGCCGAAGTCAAGACGCAGTCTGGCAAGTCCTATATGGATGAGATGAACATCTCTGTTGGCGGCGTCAGCAAAGGCAACTTCAAGCCAGCTAAGACAACCGGCATCAAGATTCGCGGCACCGGCGCTGCGACCAAAGGCACGATGGCTAGAGGCCCAATGGGTTAATTATGACGTACAACGAGCTTTTCATTGCGGTTAAGAACTACCTGCAAAACGATTTTCCAACGAACACTTGGACGAACGTAGTAGGGACTGGTACAACCACGTCTGATGGTACGAGCCAGATTAACTTCTTTATTCAGCAAGCTGAAGAGCGCGTTTACAACTCGGTGCAGATTCCTGCACTACGCAAGAACGTCACAGGTGTAACGACTAACGGCAACAAGTATTTGTCATGCCCATCCGACTTTCTGTCTGTCTTTTCGATGGCAGTTATTGACGGCACGGGCGCGTACGAGTACTTGCTGAATAAAGATGTGAACTTCATCCGTGCGGCATACCCCGTCCCAACAGACACAGGCATTCCCCGGTATTACGCGCTGTTTGGCCCGACCGTAGTTACCAGCACAATTACTGATGAACTGAGTTTCATCCTTGGCCCAACACCGGATGCTAACTATACGGTCGAATTGCATTATTACTACTACCCTGAGTCAATCACGGTTGCAGCTGATGGACGTACATGGCTGGGCGACAACTATTCGCCCGTTTTGCTATATGGCACCTTGGTTGAGGCGTACACCTTCTTGAAGGGTGAGGCTGATATGACTGTTCAATACGAGAAGAAGTATCAAGAGGCTATGGGTCAACTCAATCGTCTGGGTACAGGTCTGGAGCGTGGCGATGCGTATCGCGACGGTCAGGCGAAGATTAAGGTGATGCCGTGATCCAGCAAGGACTGACAAACAGCTTCAAACAAGAGATGCTTCAAGCGGGGCAGAACTTGGCGACCGACACGCTAAAGATGGCGCTGTATACAGCGTTTGCTGATATTGGCCCAGAGACAACGGTGTACACCACAACGAATGAAATCACTGGCACAGGGTACACGGCGGGTGGAGAAGCCGTTACAGGTGCAACAATAAACACGCAGGCAAGCGGGCCAAATGCAGGTACGGTGTACGTGGACTTTAGTAATGTGGCATGGCCCGGTGCGAACTTTGTGGCTCGTGGGGCTTTGATCTACAACGTGACTCGTAGCAACAAGACTGTGGCGGTGCTGGACTTCGGTTCAGATAAGACTTTTACTTCAACCAACAATACCGTCACGATGCCAGCGAATACGGCAACGACGGCACTAATTCGTTTTCCTTGAGAGGTAGTTATGAGCACAAAAGAGAAATCTAACGTGGTGGATAGCGTAGGCGCTGCGGTTATCGCTGGTGGGAACTCGCGGGAAGGTTTGGGCGCGTCAGGCGTATATACCGTGGTGTGTATCGGCCCGGATGGTGTTGAGAAGTGGCGTGATACGTTCCCCAATCTAGTCGTCAACTCTGGCTTGCAGTTGATGAACAATACCTTCTTTGCTGGCACCAGCTACACGGCTGTTTGGTATCTCGGCCTGATTACTGGCCCGGCATCTGGTACGACGTTTAATGCTGCGGACACGATGCTCTCTCATGGTGGCTGGACAGAAGACACGACCTACTCCAACGCAAACCGCCCGACAGTGACGTTCGGTACTGCGACATTGGCTGATCCGTCGGTGATTGCGACAACGGCGACTTCGTTCTCCATCAACGGTACGACAACTGTGGCTGGCGCGTTCTTGACTACGGACAACACCAAGGGTGGTACGGCTGGTACCCTGTTCTCAGCAAGCGACTTTACCGGCGGAGATCGACTACTTCAGTCTGGCGATACACTGAACGTGACGTATACCTTCACTCTGGAAGCACCGTAATGG